TGTATACACCTGGATGAAGTGGTTTGGGATAATTTTCTATCACAGTCCAAGCATAACCCTTGTTTTCTTTGTTTAGGTTAGGCACAAATTCTTGCCCAACAATGCTCACATAGGTCTGAAAAGTAAATCCTTTGCGACTGTTTGTAAATGTTTCAACAGGAATGTGTTTGGTAACATTGGGTTGAAAACCAAGTTCCTCAATAATTTCACGTTCTAGTGCTTGTATATCACTTTCGCCTACTTCAACTTTTCCGCTACAGAACCCCCAAGTGCTGTCATGACTGCGAGCACTTCTTAATAAAAACATATAGCGTTGTGTTTCTATAGCGTAAAACAGTGTGCCAACACTGCGGTTTAGATTACGATGCTCCATTCGCCTGCTTGATATTCGCCTTCCCAGGACTTGACCCAAGTTGTGCCAGTCCATCTATATTGAATTCCTGTTGTGGTATTAGTTACATAGTGTACACCCGTTTCGGTGCTACTGTCAAATACCACGTTCCAACGCACACCATCATATTCAATGATGTCGTTTGCACTTGCATAAAAGTCATTGCCCACACTGTCTTTCCAAGCATCTGGGCCATCAGCATTGTCTGTGTCACCAATGCTGTTTAGAATAATATACCTTTGTCCTATTGCATTTGCAGGTAGTCCTGCACTGGGTGCAACGTTGAGTGGATTGATAACTTTGTCAACAGCATCTAAATCATTTGTGGGTATTGTGTCTGCATCCACTGTAAACAACAATTGATAGTCATTGCTTGGGTGATACGCAACAGTACCTACCACTTCGCCTACAGGAGTTTCTAGTCGCACTTGGCTTACACCTGCTTGCAGTTCTCCGTATTGATTAACAAGAGCACGCCAACTTGTATCATCTGTACCAACTTTTTCTGGTGGATCGTTGAGTATGCTGCCATCTACTTTGTTGGTCACTGTTTCATTTCTGTCTAATATTTGTATGGTGTTGCCCAGCATGAGTATACCAAAGTTCATAGGACTAAACTTCATGCGTTCTCCCATCAACACCTCACCGTCAATAACTCCGTCAGCAATGCCACCATTGTCATCATATATGCTGGCAACAATCTTTGTAACAACACCTAGTTTTTTAACTTTACTAGGAGCACTCAACCATATGGGCATCTTGAAACTAAGTGTAGCAATGTCTATTGTTTCATCAACACCCACAGGCACACTGCGGTTACTCCATGTAGTGTTTTCTAACTGTATGTAACTGAGACTGCCCCAATCTAGATAGTTGTCTGTGCTTTGTATTTCCAAACTAGGATTAAACAACACCAGTATTTGCTCCATTAACTGTAACTTTTGTGTGGTGTTTGATGTCCAAATGTCCAAGTTCATGCTAAGGTCATATGGCACAGGCATAAGTCTTTCCACAGTAAAAGCATTGCCTTGTTCTGTGGTGTACTGACCTGTGTCCTGATCGTATTTGCGCATGCGGATGTGTTTTTTATCTACCCAATAAGGTTCTTGCACACGTTCTCTTGAATATTCCATTGCTGTAACATATGCACTCATCATTGGTGTAGGGATGACAGCATTTTCGCTGTTACCACGCAGTATACTGCTAACCTGTCTTGTGGCATCGCCATAGCGCACAGGCACTGTTACCAGTGTGGTATTACCATCGCGATCCTTGCCATATTCAACTTGGAAGTTGCTGAAAGCACGAATAAACTGCAGTAGGAAACGTCTAACTTGTTCATCGTAGAAAAAAAGTTGTGGCATTAACTATCATCCTCTTGTATTTCCAGTGCCTTGCTCAGTGCTTGACGCTGTGATATAACAGTGTTATCATCTTGTGTGGTTGTGTCTGTGTTGTTGATAAATCCGCTCTTGAGACTCTTTTGTCCAGTAGCACCTGGTGTTGGATTGCGGCGTACATCATCTTCAACCTTCTGCCATCTACTGCCTGTAAGTCTAAACAGTCTGTTGGGCAAAAAGTCTAGTCTCAACACATATGAACCTTCTACTGCATCTGTAGGGAAACTGGTGCCCATTGTGACAGGAAATCCGTTTGGTGCAAGTCCATCTCCCACAAGATATCCACTGTAGGCATTTGCATTTTGTGGAGTGATGCGTGTGTTACTTGCATCTTGTAGTTCACTGTCGGTGCTGAGTCCTGTTTCATCTGCTCTGTGTCCTGTTGGTTCAAGTGGATTACCTGTTTCATCTACAGGAGCAACATAGTATTTGCTGGTATCATAACCACTTTCAGGAACTTCGTTTTCTGCCTGCTCAACAACTTTGTTAGTAATCTCAAGCTCTTTTTGATATGTACTCAATAGATCACGCAGTGTGCTGGTTGTCTCTTCGCCTGTGCTAGGATCAACCTGTATCTTATCAAGTATGTCTCTATACTCTTGTGAGTCTACAAGTGGTGTACACTTCACACGCCATAGATGAGGCCACCAAGTAGGTGAATAACCTTCGCTTGGTCTTGTGCCTTCTTGCACCACATAGTAACGTGACAGTGCTAGATCTAAACTGGTGTCTAGGCTGTGATAATCTTTTAAATGAGGTAGCTCTAGCACATCGCCTGGCATGAGTTTGCGGCCTAATGCTTCTACCATTTCGTTGAGATGAAATGTGATAAACACAGTGTCATTACTTAAAAACAATCCAAACTGTGACAAATCAAAGTCTGTGTCTGCAACATTGTAGATGCCACGCAGATTGTACACATCCTCATCATACTTGCGATCTCTGTTTTCTAAAAACAAAAAGTCTTGTATGGCCAGAGGATCATCTGCAGTCACACGAGGCTGTGATGCATCATCACTAGCACCTTGGTCTATGATGCCAACATATTTGTGGACATTGATGCCTGTGCCACCAACTGTGAACATTTCACTTATGCGTTTGTCAAAAAACTTAAAATCGTTGGTATGGGCACCATTTTGCCACATAGAAATGCGGGGCATATATTCAAACTCCTATAGTAATGTATTTATGGTTTGCATAAATAAGCACATACATCATTATGGAGAACACAAATGCCACAAAGCATCACATATCAGTATAAAGTGATTTCAGGAAAAACTTATAATAATCTTGCTGAGTGGAAAGCAGATTACAATGGTGGGCCAACTATTCCTACAGAACTAAAAGACACACATCAACACTGTAGTTACAGCACCAGTGATCATACTATGACTCGTGTGGTAAGTTTTGAAACAGATGCAGCACTAGCAAGTTGGAATGCCATTACAGGTCCAGGCTGGGGTGATGATGAGGAAACTTTGTTCAAAACAAAAACAATCTAAGTTTCTAATGCACCAGGATGCATAGTCACACTAGCCAGTTTCATCATAACACCTGTAACAGCACTTTCACTTAGGTATCGTATTACATCATTGTCGGGATTGATGCCAGGCAAGTTTACAAAGTTTTCACCTTTGAATATTGCCACTTCGTAAGTGCCTTCTTTGAGTGTTTCTTTTACCACACTCAAAGTGTACATTTTGTAATTTATTCTTGCAGTGGTTAAAGGAAGACCATCTAGATCTTCCTTAAAAACTATGTCTTTAAACTTTAACATGTATCACCTTATGCGGCAATGCCTTTGATTTGAAGTGTACGACGCTGACCTTCCAGGTTGATCTCGTAGGGTTTATCCCAACGACCAACATGAATGTTTACATAGTAAGCACGATCGAAATAATCGCTCTGTGTATCATCGTTACAGTAGTATGTTTTACCACCAGCAAGACCAGGTGCAGTGTGTGCAATCTCTGAAATCTTAGTGAACAGTTCTTCATAAGCACCATAAAAGTGCAAGTGGTAATGATTCAACTGTGTGTAACCATCAAACTTGTTTACACGGCCACTATACTTGTCAGTGCTGTCAAGTTCGCCATCATAAAAGTTAGCAACACCAGACATAATAGCAATGCGCACACCACTGTAGCCGTCGCGAGTAACACTAAACTTGAAGTCTTTACCGAACTCTGCCTTAAGAGCGTTGCGGATTGCTTTAACATCTTCTGCACCAATATAAGCCATTTACTCTCTCCTTGTTTCTAACTATACATATATAATAACAGGTTTATACGGTCTGTCAACCTGTTTGTTTCACTTTTTTTTACTTTTTTTGGCATTTTTTAGGTTGACGAATACTGCAGATAGTGTATATTAATATAGTAAGTTGAAGTTAAGGAGAGAGATATGTGTAAGCCAATTAGCAATGCAGCATTTAAAACATTTGTAGCAGACATGACACCAGAGAAACAACAGGAAGTTGTTAGTCGTCAGTTGCGTGTGCTTCCCCAAATGATAATGGACGAAGTGGCTGGTCCTAACAAGCCAAAAGTTATTAAGTTTTTAGAGAGCCGCTTGAAGCAGGTGCGTTTGATGCAGAGCTCACTTATTGCCAATGGAAAGGTAGTGTAATGAACGAAACACTCAGAGATATTGAAGTGCTAACAGTGGTTAGAGATGCTGTTGACACTGGTGGTGATAAAGCCACTATTGTAAGTTTGTTGGATAAAGTTATCCTCAAAAAGAAAATTGAGGTAACTACATTTGAACACGAAATGGAAAAGGAGATTGCCCGTGGCCTTGACTGCTCTTAAAGGTAAAAAACTTGCTCGTAAAAAAGCACCAGCGGCACGCAGGAAACTGACTGGAGCCAAAGGTGCTCCTATGGATGACTACAAAAAGTGTAAAAACTATTTTCACTTTGAAGTGGACAACAAAGAATATGTGAGTATTGTTAAGACGTATGTAAAAAAGTTTTACGATAAAACAACCGCAAAACACATTCTCAAAAACAAAGATTGGGCTATGTCCAAAAGTCATGTTGCTGCCTTCTGTCATTACATGCTCAATGATAAAGCAAATCTTGTGCCTGATGATAGTACAAACTGGATGACAGG